CCGCCCTCATCGCCGCCCCCTCCATATTTTCCCCGGAGGGATATTTGGAAACCCAATTCGGGATTAGGTTCTGGTGGTCCTAGGTAGGTTTTTGTGTGCTCCTTCCTGCCGCTGGTCTCGCTCATTAAGGGATCGCCAGAATCTAACCTCGAATTGGGTCCAAACCCCTCTAGTAAAGGAGCAAACTATGGGTAAAAGGGCCGCGGCACCGATCAAACCGGCACGAACTGTGGAGCAACGAGAGGCGCAGATGATCAATCTTGCGCTAGAGCTCGCTGAGAAGCAGCTTCGAGACGGCTCGGCGCCCGCTACAACTGTTAATCACTACCTCAAGCTCGCCTCCACAAGAGAAGCGCTAGAGGTTGAGAAGCTTCGACATGAGACAGCTCTACTCGAGGCTAAGAAGACGGCTCTCGTCTCCGCCGAGGAAGCGGAAAAGAAGTACAAGGAAGCGATCGAGGCATTCCGAACCTACTCTGGAGCGGGAAGTGTTACGGACATACAGTGATCTGTCTCGACTCGATACGTTTGAAGATAGGTTCGACTATCTTTCGCTGACTGGACAAGTCGGAACCAGTACATTCGGCTTCGATCGATACTTGAACCAGCGATTCTATTCCTCTACAGAATGGAAAAAGGTTCGCGACTTTGTTCTGGCTCGAGATGAAGCCCGGGACCTCGGAGTTGAGGGATACGACATCGGGTATATGCCGCTGATACACCACATGAACCCGATCCAACCCAAGGACCTCGAGGAATTCAACCCGGACATCCTGGATCCAGAATTCCTCATCACCACTTGCAAGAATACCCACAACGCGATACACTTCGGAGACCGATCTAGGTTGACGACCCAAGTAGTGGAGCGTCGACCGAACGATCAAGCTCCCTGGAGGATCTAATGGGAACAGTTCTTGAGGACACAAAGAAGGCTCTCGGAATTGTTCCGGGATATGAAGCCTTCGACGATCAGATTCTGATGCACATCAATACCTGCCGGATGGAACTCAACCAGCTGGGGGCAAAATGCGAGGATCCGATCGAGAAAACGACTGGTTGGGAAGCCTTCTTCGGAATCGATGATATGGCGACCATCAAGTCATACATCGCCATGAAGGTTAGGCTTATCTTCGACCCGCCGTCAAACTCCTTCGTGGTCACTTCCTATCAGAAGCTGATTGAGGAGGCAGCATGGCGACTGATCTATCAGACCGAGAACGACAAATAGCCGATCTCGCTCACCACGGCGTAAAAGGCATGAAGTGGGGGGTCATCACCAAGAAGGCTAGCATTGGTCGAAAGACAGTGGCGGGCAAACTTGGTGCGGCGAATGACACCCTCAAAGCATACAAGTCAAAACGCGCCGAGGTAAAGGCGGCCAAGCCGGTAAAGACCAAGGGCGGCAAGCAGTCCTATCGAAAGTTCAGCGATGCCGAGCTTCAGAAGCGCATCAAGCGCCTCGAGCAGGAGCAGCGGTATAGAGAGCTCAAGGCAGACCGCCACACAATCCGTGGTCGAAAGGTCGCCCGAGAGATTCTCGAGAGCAGCATCACCAAGGCCGGCACCTATGCCGCGACAAAGGTGATGAAGCGAGCATTCGATAGCGCCGTAGAGGCAAAATACGGCAAGGATACCTCGGACAAAGTCAAGGAAGCCGTTAAGAAGGCTAAGGAAGGCTACGAGGCCGCTCAGGTCATCGCCAACGACTCCACCGTCCGTAGGGCGGCCCGAGAGTCTCGTCAGGAAGCTCGTGCTGCAGCGGCAAAGGCTAAGGGTAAGACCTATACGCCACCCAAGCCTCGAGCCAAGGCCGAGATCACTACCCGACAGCAGGGTAACGTCAAGCTGATCGAGAAGAAGAAATCTTATACACAGACTAAGCCTTCCGGTAAGCAGCGGCGGTACCCTCGTAACCCGGGGAGCACGGCTAAGTAATGCTCTCGAACACCGCAGTACCAAAATACTACGGGCAGTTCCGAGACGCAGTCATTCGAGGAGAGATTCCCGTCTGCGAGGAGATCTCCTGCGAGATGAATAGGATCGACGCTCTTATCGCCGATCCGACTTACTACTACGATGACCTCGCAGTCGAAGGATTCATCTCCTACTGCGAGAATGAGCTGACCCTTTCCGATGGAGCCGACCTATACCTACTCGACAGCTTCAAGCTTTGGGCCGAACAGCTATTCGGGTGGTACTACTTCATAGATCGCGAGGTCTATGAGCCTTATGACGACGGCATTGGCGGACACTACGTCACCAAGACCGTCAAAAAGCGCCTGACAGTCAAGCAGTACTTGATTGTCGCTCGAGGCGCCGCTAAGTCGATGTACATGTCGCTCATCCAGAACTACTTCATGGTTATCGACACTACCACGACGCATCAGATCGCCACTGCGCCGACGATGAAGCAGGCCGAGGAAGTGATGGGTCCGTTCAGGACAGCAATCACTCGGGCCAGGGGACCGCTGTACAAGTTCCTCACAGAAGGATCACTTCAAAATACAACGGGCAACCGAGCGTTTCGTCAAAAGTTAGTGGCGACCAAAAAGGGAGTCGAGAACTTCCTAACCGGATCTCTCCTCGAGGTTCGCCCCATGTCCATCGACAAGCTGCAGGGTCTTAGGCCCAAGGTTTGTACAGTTGACGAGTGGCTATCCGGTGATGTCCGAGAGGACGTCGTCGGTGCACTCGAACAGGGGGCGTCCAAGATCGACGACTTCGTCATCCTGGCGGTTTCGTCGGAGGGGACGATCCGAAATGCGGTAGGCGACACCATGAAAATGGAGTTGCTCAAAATCCTTAAGGGTGAATACCAAGCTCCACACATCTCTATATGGTACTACCGTCTAGACAAGATTGAGGAAGTGGCCGATCCATCTATGTGGGTCAAGGCACAACCTAATATCGGTATTACGGTCTCCTATGAGCGGTACCAGCAGGATGTGGAGCGAATGGAACAGGCTCCGGCTGCTCGAAACGACATCCTGGCCAAGAGGTTCGGAATTCCCATGGAGGGATACACCTACTTCTTTACCTACGAGGAAACCAAACCCCACAGAAAGAATACGTTCTGGAACATGCAGTGCGCTATGGGCGCAGACCTTTCCCAGGGCGACGACTTCTGTGCGTTCACCTTCTTGTTCCCACTCCGAAATCAGGCTTTCGGCGTAAAGACGTTAGCGTACATCTCGGAGCTAACTCTCATGAAGCTTCCAGGCGCTCTTCGAATGAAGTATGACGACTTCATTCAGGAAGGCACCCTTCGAGTCATGGATGGTACTGTGCTTGACATGATGGAAGTCTATGAGGATCTGGATCAGCACATTGCGGACCAGAAATACGATGTCTCTGCGTTCGGGTTCGACCCATACAATGCTAAAGAGTTCGTCACAAGATGGGAGCAGGAGAACGGACCATACGGTGTCGAGAAGGTGATTCAGGGTGCTCGAACAGAGTCGGTACCTCTTGGCGAGCTCAAAAAGCTTGCTGCCGAGCGACTACTGATCTTCGATCAAGAACTAATGTCGTTCACTATGGGGAACTGCGTCACTCTCGAGGATACAAATGGAAACCGGAAGTTACTGAAGAAACGCTCGGAAGAGAAGATCGATTCAGTAGCTGCTCTAATGGATGCCTTCGTGGCATACAAGTTGAACAAGGAGGCATTCGAATGAGCGAGGAGGTGAAATGGGTTTCGGTGATAGACTAAGTCACGCATGGAACGCCTTTCGCGGATCTCCGGACAAAGCGGACTATACGCCACAGTATGGAATGCAGACTTTCGGAAATCCAAGTACCTACTACCGTCCGGTAGCTGGCGATCAGACGATCGTTACCAGCATTTACAATCAGATTGCTATCGATGTCTCCAATGTGCCTATTCGCCACGTCAAGGTGGATGATAATGGTAACCTGAAGAGTTATCACAACAGCGATCTCGATGATTGTCTTTCGCTCAGCGCTAACATCGATCAGACAGGACAGGGGTTCTTCCAGGACCTCGTTCTCACGCTGTTCGAGGAAGGCGCCGTAGCGATTGTCCCAGTGGATACGAATGTGAGCCCCAACATGACAGCGGGGTGGGACGTTCGGTCCATGCGAGTCGGGCAGATACTCCAGTGGTTCCCGCGGCACGTTCGGGTGGAAGTCTATAATGACAACACCGGACAACGCGAGCAGCTCACTCTGCCTAAAGACTTCGTAGCGGTAGTGAACAATCCGCTTTACAGCGTGATGAACGCTCCGAACTCAACTCTTCAACGGTTGACACAAAAGCTTCATCTGCTGGACGCTATCGATAGACAGTCAGGCTCGGGCAAGCTCGACATCATTATCCAGCTGCCTTACGTCGTAAAGACTGAGCTGAAGAAGCAGCAGGCGGAAGCTCGACGTAAAGCCATCGAGGATCAGCTTGCTGGTTCGCAGTACGGTATCGCCTACACCGATGGCGCCGAGCGAATCACACAGCTCAACAGGCCCTCCGAGAACAACCTCATGAGTCAGATTCAATGGCTCACTACTCAGCTGTACAACCAGCTTGGTATGACTGAGGATGTCTTCAATGGCAAGGCCGATGCTCGTCAGATGCTGAACTACCAGAACCGAACGGTTCGCCCAGTTCTAAAGGCTATCACGGATGCCATCACTAGGACGTTCCTCACCAAGACTGCTAGAACGCAGAACCAGCGAGTAATGGCTATCGAGGATCCATTCCTCAATGTCCCGCTGGAGGAAATGTCTTCATTAGTTGACTCGGTCAAGCGGAACGAGATCGGTACCGCGAACGAGCTGCGACCTAAGTTTGGATGGCCACAAGCCAAGGACGAGGCCGCAAACCAGTTGGTGAACTCCAACATCAATCCGGCAGGGGAGCAGATGGTTCCTGGTGAAGAGCCAGCTCCAGAGGTCCCCGCGTCGGAGACGCCAATTTCTGAACTGATGGAGAGTAGTCAAAATGGCAGTTAACTGCGACTTTTCCGGCTACGCCACGAAGAACGATGTTCGGTGCTCGGATAACAAGGTGATCCGGCATGGGGCATTCGCGGCGTATGACGGAAAGACCGTCCCCCTGGTGTGGCAGCACCAGCACAAGGACGTAGCCAATGTCCTTGGTCATGCCGATCTGGAGGTTCGAGAGGATGGGGTGTACGCTTACGCACATCTCAACCACTCGGATGCCGGACGAACCGCTCGAGAGATGGTTCGCAACGGCGACGTCAAGGCTATGAGCATCTATGCCACTCACGTCAAGGCCCGAGGCAACGACGTTGTCCACGGTGAGCTTGTCGAGGTGAGCCTCGTGCTCCGGGGCGCCAACCCTGGTGCATTCATCGACCAGGTCTCCATTCAGCATGGTGATGACGGTGATGAGATTGAGGCTGTCATGTACACGGATGCTCAGATCGACTTTGTCTCGCACACCGATGATGACGAGGCGGAGGACTCTGAGGTGGAGGAGACGGAAGACGTCGAGCACGCCGAGGAGGACCCTGAGGACGAGGAGTCCTACGGGGATGGAGACGACCCCACTCTTGGGGAGATCTTCGACAGCATGACCGAGGAGCAGAAGACGGCGGTCTACGCCATCGTCGGACAGCTGGTTGATGCTGAGGATGAAGAGGCGGAGACTCCGGACGAGGATACCGCTCATTCCGACACTACTACTGAGGATACTATGGCTCACCAGAATGTGTTCGAGGGCTCCAAGACCGAGGAGCTCCCCACCCTGTCGCACGCCGATGTCGAGCAGATCTTTGCCGACGCCAAGGCCTGCGGCTCGCTGAAGGACGCCGTTCTTGCTCACGCCGACCAGTACGGCATCAAGCAGATCGACACCCTCTTCCCCGACGCCAAGAACCTGTGGAATACCCCGGAGTTCATTAAGAGGAAGACCGATTGGGTCTCCTCTGTCGTCGGTGCCGCCAAGCACTCGCCCTTCTCTCGAATCAAGACCCAGTTCGCGGACATCACCGCCGACGAGGCCCGAGCCAAGGGTTACATCAAGGGTAACAAGAAGAAGGATGAGGTCTTCACCCTTCTGAAGCGTGTCACCACGCCCACCACGATCTATAAGAAGCAGCGCCTCGACCGGGACGACATCCTGGACATCACTGACTTCGATGTCGTGTCCTGGATCCGCGGCGAGATGCGAATCATGATCGAGGAGGAGCTTGGTCGTGCCGTTCTGCTGGGCGATGGCCGTGAGGCCTCCAGCGACGACAAGATCAAGGAGGAGAACATCCGCCCGATCTTCAAGGAGGACCCGCTCTACGCTCCTCGTGTGATCCTGGCCAAGCAGACCTCTACGGAGGACATGCTGGACTCGATCGTTCGGGCCATGGACGACTACGAGGGTTCCGGCAACCCCACTTGGTTCGCCGCTCCTCAGACCGTCACCGAGATCCTCCTACTCAAGGACAAGATGGGCCACCGCCTGTTCAACTCCATGAGCGACCTGGCTGACTACGTCGGCGTCTCCAAGATTGTCAAGGTTCCGCTGATGAAGAACCTGGTCCGCACCTCTGCTAAGAACGGCAAGGTCGACGCACTGGGTATCATTGTCAACATGACCGACTACACCATCGGCGCTGACAAGGGTGGCCAGCTGTTCGCTGCTGAGGATTTCGACATCAGCTTCAACCAGTACCACTACCTGCTGGAGACCCGTCTCTCCGGCGCTCTGACGAAGGTCAAGTCGGCCATCGTCGTCGAGCGCAAGCAGGAGGACGGTAACCCCGTCGCAGAGGACTGATCCTTGGCCAAATTCTTCGGAGAGATTGGTTTCGCAACTCAAGTAGAGACCTCGCCGGGAATTTGGGAAGATCAGATCATCGAGAAGCAGTACTATGGCGACGTATTCCGAGAGAGTCGTCGCTTCAGTACAACCGATCAGGTTCTGGATAAGATCAATCTTAGTAATCAGATTAGCATCTTGGCAGATGGATATGTTGTTGACAATATCCAGAACCTTCGGTACGTTCGCTGGCTGGGGGGACTTTGGAAGATCTCCTACGTGGAGCTGAAGTTCCCCCGGCTGGTGCTTGAGATGACGGGAGTGTACAATGGACCGACGCCTTGAGCTTCAGTCCCTGCTGGAGAAAATCCTGGGTTCCAGGAACGTTTACTACCAGCCGCTCCCGTCGATCAAGCTCCAGTACCCATGTATTGTGTATGAGCGAAACCCGGGTGAACCGATGTACGCCGACAATCTAAAGTACATCAAGGCGAATCGCTTCCAGGTGACGCTGATCGCTCGGAACCCAGAAGACCCGACTAGGGTCAAGATCGAGGACCTGCTGTTCAGTCGACACATGACCCGGCTAGTCCAAGAGAACCTCTACCACGACGTCTTTGACGTCTACTACTAGGAGAAGACATGGCTGCTCTTGTCTGGGACAAGACTGGCGAGCGTCGCATTGAGACCGGTGTTGACCACTGCGCTCTGTATGTGTACGACTCTGCTCAGAAGAAGTACGGCGTCGGTGTTGCTTGGAATGGTATCACCGCCGTCTCGGAGAAGCCCGAGGGCGCTGAGGCAACTGACCTCTACGCCGACAACATTCAGTACCTGACCCTGCTCTCCGCGGAGAAGCTGAAGGCCACGATCGAGGCCTACACCTACCCCGAGGAGTTCGAGCAGTGTGACGGGTCTGCCACCCTGTCCAAGGGTGTTAAGATCGGTCAGCAGGAGCGCAAGACCTTCGGTCTGGTGTACCGCACCAAGATTGGTGACGACGTCGCTGGCCAGGATAAGGGTTACAAGCTCCACATCGTCTACGGCTGCAAGGCCTCCCCTTCTGAGAAGGGTTACAAGACCGTTAATGACTCGCCTGAGGCGATCTCCTTCTCTTGGGACATCTCCACCACGGCTGTTAACGTCGCCGGCTTCAAGCCCACCTCGCTCCTGACGATCAACTCTCTCGAGGTCGACGCTGGCAAGCTGAAGACCCTGGAGGAGAAGTTGTTCGGCAAGGAGGGCGCTGGTCAGAATGAACCGACGCTCCTTCTCCCGGACGAGATCAAGGCGCACTTCGCAGGCTGACAGACTACACCGGGGGCTCAGAGACCTAGACTCCTGGGCCCTCGGTGCCTGCAATGCTTATAGTTTCTATCCCGCCAGTCGACGCGTTCGATGAGTCGACAGAGTCGTTCGTCTCTTGGCCCGGCGGTACACTACACCTGGAGCACAACCTTCTCTCCCTGTCAAAATGGGAGTCGATCACCCACAAACACTTAATCGGTAACGATGATGTGACTAGTGAGGAGCTTAAGCTATACATCGAATGTATGGTTCAAGAAGAAGAGTTCGATCGATCGCTCCTGGACCGTATACCCCCTTCTGAGCTTCACCGGATCAACGAGTACATCGCAGACCCGATGACCGCTACCAGAATCAGCACCAGTAAGAAAGGAGGCTCCGGGGAGTACACCTCGTCCGAGCTGATCTACTACTGGATGATAGCCTGCCAGATCCCTTTCACCTGCGAGAACTGGCACATTAACCGGCTACTCACACTCATTCAAGTATGCAATGAGAAGAACCAGCCTAACAAGAAGATGAGTCAAAGCGAAATCATGGCTCGAAACAGGGAGCTGAATGCCCAGCGGCGTAAGGCTCTAGGAACAAGAGGTTAGAAATGGGAAAGCACTCAGAGATCCCTGACGAGGCATTCGCCCCGCAGGCCAACATCGGTACCGATCCGATGGAGGACAAAGGCATTCACGTGTCCCAGACTACCGAGGTGATGAAGTGAGCGTTGCATACGATGTTCTCGCACGAGCTGCCGCAAGGATCGGCTACTACGCCCCTGACGACCCTAATCCCGGATCTGAAGCTGGGCGATACTGGGCTGCTCGAACTGGACAGCAGTGGCTTGCTGGACCGTCCGACTCTGTGTGGTGGTGCATGCTGTTCGTCAGCATGTGCCTTGATGAGTGTGGACAGATCGACGCCATCGGCGGCTTTTCCTTCAACACGGATTACACAGTCAATAAGATACGCCAGCATCTCGAAGCTTACTTCGTTTCGGTTTATGATGCCGAGCCAGGCGATGTCCTGATCTTCAACTGGGACGGCGGAGGTACGGACCACGTCGGCTTCGTCGAGCGGAATCTTGGTGGTGGTACGCTGCAAACCATCGAGGGTAACACCTCGTCTGGAAGCTACGGCTCCCAGTCTGCGGGTAACGGTGTATGGCGCCGAGTTCGCAACCACTCGATCGCCTATGTTATCCGCCCCGCTTACTCAGACTCGTCTTCTGGCGGGGGTACTACCGATAGCGGTTACGCCGATATCACCGCGCTTCAGCGGGCCGTTCGAGCCGAGGCTGATAATGTCGCAGGACCCGATACTCGGGCTCGCTGCTACTCCGTGGCTGCAGCGTCGAACTGGGGCGGAGGAACCTTCCCGTTCGGCGTGGCCTTCACTCAGATGGTTGTCGGTACGGAAGCCGATGGTATCTGGGGAGATGCTTCCGAGGAAGCTCACGACGCAACCGTCGAAGCTATGCAGGCCGCCGTCGGCGCTGAGGTCGATGGGGTCTGGGGCCCCGACACCAACGCTCGAGTCAACTCCTACCTCGACCGAGCCGAGCAACCGTAAGGAGTCAAAATGGCAGTGCCATACTGTTATCTGAAGGGTAAGATCCCTGGTGGAGAAAACGGCCAGGCCACCCTTCGAGTGATCCCCGATGTCAAGGGCGCTCTCGGAACCGTCGATGGCGTACAAGTCCCCATGCGGGAAGTCTCGGTCCGAACCGATACCAGCGGCAATGTCAACGTCGCGGTGTTGGCTCCGGGCGAAGGCGTTACGCCCGCCGGATCCTGGACCCACACGCTGATTATTGATTCTCCGAAGTTCGACGTAATCAAGCACGTCGGTCTCGTACAGGGCGCAACGATCGATCCCGTTAATGAGACACCGACGGCCATCGTCGTTCCCGAAGTGTCTGGTGGAGGAGGTGGGGCGGGCACCCCGGGTCCTCCCGGCGCTAGAGGACCTCAGGGTCCTCCCGGAAACCCTGGACCTCCCG